AACTAAGTGCGTTGCCATTAGTTTAACTCCTTATCTCGTTTCTTTTTTAGGAACTCAAGAAAGTCTATAACATTAGATTCATCATCAAATTCTGCAACAGAACTAATAGACATATCTCTGTCATTTTTCTTTTTGTCTTCAGCAAATCCACGGAGTCCCCACAGAAACGTTGAATGAGGGTCGGAGGTTGCCATTTTTATCATGCCTCTAGCTATTGTAGAGCATAATTCATATTGCTCTGTGGTCATTTTAGATTTACTATCCATTATAATACCACAAGTAAAACCTTTTTGCCAAGGACTAACTATTACCTTAACAGAATTAATTGCACTAATTTTATCTATCTTTTTCATTCCAATACCTATCATAGTTTTCACTATTATATTCTAAAACTTTATGTTCATAATTTCTTTTCATACTTTTTTTACCAAACTCTTCTGCGTCATTTTCTTTATCAAATACTATGTTAGTAAATAATTTATATTCTTTATGTTTTTTATGTTTAAACACTATAAAATATAAAATCATATAGAGCAGGTGAAGAATAGACCCCTCAAACTATTCCCCACCACTCTCTACGGCATTATCTTTTTTTGGATTTGTTACAGAAGTGTACCAAACCCATTTAGGATTTTTACCTTTCGATTGCTGTTGTGGTAACAACTGCAACTTATCGCTTCCCCAACAAGGAAGTTTGTATGGACAATATGAACACACAAAGCCCAAAACTCTATTACCAGTAGGTTTACTTCTAAAAGTTTCTACTATATCATCATAACATCTTTTAAATGGTTTGTTATTTTTTATAGCTTCTATATTTTTTTTTGCAGAATCAATAGCTGTCTTTTTGTACTCGTGATGCACAGATGGTGTTTCACAAACAGTCCACTCACCTGTAGATTTATTAATTGCTATCCATCCACCAAATTTTTTTTTCTGGCTTTCGCTATATAAAAATCCTTGTGATGCATAACCAAAGGAATCATCCTTGACAACTTCCGTAAAACCTCCTGCCTCACCAAATTTTTTTTCAAAGGAATAAGGTGACGCACTTTTAATATCCCATATTTTTTCATCGATTTCAACATCTTGTCTACCCTCAATTGAGTCTCCATTAAACTTGTATGTAACTTTTTTCTGCTCATTTTTAACATCTACTCCTGCTGATTTCATAACAAATATAGCTAGTGCTTCTATTAAATCTCCAAAAGTATTTCTCATTTTATTATTGTAAGGTTGTCCCTCACCCTTAATACCTTTAGCTTCCATCTGTAATTGACATAATGGTCTACCTACATTTGACATTCTTAATTCAAATTTACTATTTCTTTCTTCTTGAAACTGTTTTAGCAAGGCGTTTTTACACGCCTCACCAAATTCCTCAACAAGTTTCTCATCTAACTTTGCTGGTTGTTTAGATATAGAATCTAAATATTTCTGTACCTTTAAAAGAATAGTATTCATTACGAAGCTAACACTTTTTCTGGTGCATCATCTACATCTTCAACGATCTCAGCATCTATTTTATCAGACACATTTGGTTGTTTTGCTTTTGCAGTATTATACAAATCAACCACTTCAGCGTTTTCAATATCAATTGATTCTTGAAACACTTTTAATGTTTCCATGTCTGTATCAGATAATTGTAGATTAGCATCTGCGTTTACTGCTATCTCTGGTACATAGAAAACATTGCCTCCCTTTTTCTGCCTTTTAGTATCAAGAGAAAAAGTACAATTAAACATAAGTTTTTTTCTTTTTTTCAGTTGATCTAGTGCTGATGTAACTGGTGAAAATGCTGTGCCAGTTACTCTGTATAGAACAGGTAAGTTTTCTACAACATGTGGCTCACCTTGTGCAGTCTTACCATCTTTAAAAGATAATAAACCATACACTAACTTATAACATCTTATAGTTCTTTGCTGTTCTAATTGCTCTGGAGTAAGAGTTGACCTTTCTTTAAAAGGTATCTTACCACATTTAGTACCACCTAATATATCTATAGCTTCTTCTTTCCAACTCTTAAATATAATAGATCGGTTTATATACTCACCCTTCTCTGCATCATAATGCATATATTGCATTGCACTTATAAATGGTCTTAATGTAGCAGGTTTACCAAATACATTTTGACCAACTTTAGAATCGTAAGTATAGTAATGCCCGACTGGTAATTGATTACCATCGTCATCTTCTGGTGTACGATTGATTGCTAATCTAGGTATATTATTACCTGCATTAGATCCATCGTCTTGTCCAATGGCTTGCATTATCTGCTCATTAGACATCTGTTTTATATTTACTATTTTATTGTCAGACATTTGTCCTCCTTAATTGTTGATTTGTTTATACCACATTTTTAAATAAAAGTCAAGTATTATTTTGTTATATTATATAGTATATTTATTATAACAAAAGATACATAAAAACAAGACATTATAAACAATACATCATCTAACATATTCTAGTTTCTCCATCTATTACTTTTACTTCTAAACCATCAGCATTTGCAAAATAATCCCACTCTGACAAAAACTCATGCTTATTATTTATATACAATGTAGTAGGCTGTATCATACATTGGTCTTTTAGTGCTGTATATTCTAGATATGCAGCGTACTCTTCATCAGAGTATTCATCTAATGTTTCAAGTGCTTCTATTTCTTTGGTCATGAAACCTCCTTCATATTTAACCAATCATATCCTATTTTAAGTTCCGTGTCAAGTGGAACATTAAAATCTATTTTGTAATACTGTTTAAGTGCAGGTATTACATCTGCTGTGCCCTGTTTAAA